TCAATCTCAATCTCAATCTCAATCTCAAATTATTGAAAATAATCAAGATATTGATGATATTATGATTAGATTTAAAAAACTAAATGAATTATCTAATAAAGATTTAAAAATTAAAGGTCCCTCTAAAAAAAGACGAATAAAATTTAAACCTGAAAAAAAATCAATTCTCAGTTTCTTATCTATAAAACCAAATCCAACCAGTGAAATTATAGATAATAATGTAAATAATAATGTAAATAATAATCTTGATAATGATACAGATAATATAGATAATATAGATAATAATAATATTAATAATAATATTAATAATAATATTAATAATAATATTAATAATAATAATAATAATTCTATTCGTCAGATTATCCACGAAAAGGGGACATTAAAGGATCAGTATTTATGTCTTACAAATTCTTCATATGTATGTAATAAAGTAAAAGTTTCACCCATAAAACAATGTAAGAATTGTTTTAGTGAATTAACATTGATGCAATCTGAAGGATATTTTGTATGTCAGAATTGTAGTCAAGCAGAATATGTTATTATTGAAAGTGAAATACCATCACATAAAGATGCAATGAATGAAAAACCAAAATATCCATATAATCCAATAAATCATTTAATAGAAAAATTAAATCAATTTCAGGCTAAACAAACTACGTTAATTCCTCAATCTATATATGATATGATTAAGACTGAATTAAAGAAAAGAATGGTTGAACAAGATGGGATTACACCTGAATTAATTAAAAAAATATTAAAAAAATATAGAAAAGATATGTATTATGAACATAATTTTTTAATATATAGTTATTTAACAGATATTCCTCCTCCATCTTTATCAAGAGATGAAGAAGAAGATATTAAGAAAATGTTTAAACAAAATGAAAATGCATATAAGTTATTTAAACCAGATAATCGTGATAATAATCAAAATTATTCATATGTATTACATAAATTATTTTTGATAAAAGCAGAACTTGATAATAATCCCAATATGGCAAATAATGCTAGATATTTTAAATTATTAAAGTCTAGAGATAAATTAAAATTACATGATGCTATTTGGAAAAAAATATGTAAACACAATAATTGGCCATTTCACTCTTCATTTTAAAAATATTTTTAGTTTTTAATTTTATTAATTTTATTAATTCAAGTTAAATATATTTAAGAATTATTTATTTAATATTAATTATAATCTAATGTCCGATTCAGTTAATCAAGAAGTTAAACAAGAAGAACAAACATCTGTAGTTAATACCGTTCAAGATGTTGGCAATTACGATGATGATATGAAAAAATATACTAAAATTGATAATCTTGATGAAGATCCAGTTGTAGAATCTGGTAAATTTTTTCTTGTATCATTTATTTCTCCAGAAGGAGTTATGAATTGTAAAATGCGTGGTCTAAAAATTCGTACATATAAAAATCGTGTAACTTTTGCAACACTTGAAGAAGCAAAGGCTGCAGCTGATGAGATTAATCAAAAAGATAAATACTTTCATGTATTTGTAGGCGAAACTGGCAAATGGATGGGATGGGATCCTGCACCAGATGATCGTAACTTTGTCGAAGAAGAAAAATGGGCAGATAAAGAACAAGACGAACTTATGCAAGAAATGCGCAAACGTGAAGAAAATAAACTTAAGGAACTTAATGCACTTGTCGGTAAAAAGAAGGCAATTGTTGATAAAGAAAAGAAAACACATAAGAAACGTGTAGCAAGTGCACTAAAAGAAAGTGCTGCAAATGTTAAAGCCAGTAAAGAAAAAAATAAAGAACAATTAGAACAACCTGAACAAAATCAACAAGGTGAACAATCTGGACAATCTGAACACTCTGGTCAAAATCACCCAACTGAAGATTTAGATCCAAATATGATGACAGAAGAACAAGTTCAAGAAGAACAACGTAAAGTTGTTGACCGTGCAAAGAAAACACATAATCCAGCTCTTGTAAAAGAACGTCTCCGTCAAAAACTACAGGAAAAAAATAAAAAAACTCAAAAAGAACAGATGAATACATTAAATACTCAAGGTTTAAATAATGCTAAACAAGAACTAGCAGAAACTGGAGAAACAAAAACAAAACTCGATGAAAATATCAAGAAACTCAATTCTATTCTAGAGAAAGCTAAACAAACTGAATCTGTAAAAAATTAAAATATAATTAGTTGATTAAAATATAATTAGTTGATTAAAATATAATTAGTTGATTAAAATATAATTAGTTGATTAAAATATATAATGATATATTATAATGATAAATAAAGATATTATTATAATAGTTGTATTATTAACGGTTGGATTTATATTTTTATATATTGATTTATATAATAGATTATATAACAAATCTCTACCAAAAGAAAAATATATATATAGATATATCCCGCGCGTACCATATGATGAATTACAACAAGAAGTATTTCCGACTGATATATTTGAAACAATGTTTAGTCAACCAACTCCTTGGATTAACAACTTTGATGATCTAAATGCAAGACAAAGCAAACTTGTGAACAAATATTATATCTCTCAGATTTAATATTTCTTGAAACCTCCACCATAACTATTTCTATTATAAGATGCATAATTATCATTCTTATTATATGCGTTATAACCATTATAACCATTATAACCATTAGAATTTTCATTATGATGATTTTTCATATAATTCATAGTACTTTGTTTTTTCTTGTCAATTACATTACCATGTTCATCAACTTCTTCTTTTTCTACATGTATAACACTTTTACTTTTTTTAACATCATTTGTCCATTGGATAAAATCGTATTGATTCTGTTTCTTTCTCCAATCTTTATCATAATTCATTTCATGATATTTTCTGAATTGTTTTCCACCCATCATACATTTTGTTTTTGATAAGTCTGGTGCTCTATACCAGAATAATCTCTCTAATGGGTTAGAAGCTTTTCTTCTATTATCAATTACCATTGCACCAAATTCAGCCGTTAATTCATTGAATACTTGTCTAAAAGAATCAAAATTTGGAAACATACCAGCATAATGATCGAAAAGTTTTCTTTGTTCGGATATAAAGTCTGCTTTTAATAAAAAAATATAATCGAAATTAGTTCTTAATTCGGGAGTAATTCCTAAAGCAAATTGCATAGTTAATATATACATAATTTGATAATGACGACCATTAAATAATAATTCAAGAATTGGTGCATCTCTAACCCATGATTTTTTATCTCCTAAACAATCATCCATAATTATAAATGTTCTCGCATCAATATTGATACCTTTTGCTTTTTTTGCTTGTTGTTTATCAATCATTTGTGTCTGTCTATTTAATATTTTAGATATAATTTTACTTTGATATTGATAATGTATATATGTATCTGGAAAAAAATCATTATAAAAAGAATTCATACGGTCAGTTGGTGCAATAACTACACCGCATGGTATTTTACAATAATGCATCATAATTGCTCTAACTATCCAACTTTTACCAGAACCACGTTTAGCAATCATAATTATAGATGGATTTTCAACCATATCTTGTAATTTAAATTGACGCACTGGTAAATTGTCGCCACCGCGTATTTTAATATCCATTACACCCATATATTTTCTATATTAATAAAATAAGAAAAAAATAATAATAAATTAACTAACGCAATCTAATAGATAATATTAAAAATTAAAAATTATTAATGAATATTTCTGGGACCTGTGTCTGAGCTAATGGCATAGTGATACCGCCAGTTGGTCTCATTAATGTAAAAGATTTTGGTGATTCACTTTGTTCCCGAACTAATTTATATGTTGGTAATGTTTGAATATTTTGAGGATTATTTATATTATTCACTTGATTTGGATGAGTTGGTTGAATTGGTTGAATTTGTTGATTTCCTGTATCTTTTGAATGATTTATATATCCATATGCAATAAGCCATGCAATCGCCGCAACAACACCGCCGATTAATATTTCATTATTATCTGATTTTTTATTTTTTTTATTTTTAGATTTTTTTTGTTTGTTATTCTTTCTCCATACTATGTAAGAATATGCAATTACACCAGCAACTACTGCAATAAATGTGGGATTTTTTATGATATTATCCATATATAATATAAAATTATTTTATTTATTTTTATATTTTTTAATTCATTAATTTATAAATTCATTAATTTAATTCATTAATAATGATGTATAATAATTTCTATCATCTATATTGTTTTTAACTATATTTATATTATTATCTGATATATTCTCATTTATATCTACTTTAGAATTGTTTTGATTTTGTTGATTTTGTGGTGGTCTTGGTGTTTGTGCATTTGTTTGTCTATTATTTTTGAATTTGGTTTGCCCGAAATTATTTAATTTTTCTTTAAATTCTTCCTCATTGAAATTATTATCATTTGTTTTTACCTGTTCTACATTATTATCATCAGCTTCATTCATATTATCATTTATATTATTTTCTGCCCCACCACTAACAACATTAACATTATTATCATTATCATTATCATTATTATCATTCAATAGATTTTCTATATCATTAATATTTCTATCAATATAATCATCATTATTTTCGTCATTATTTTCCTCTTCAGTCAATAAAACTTTCTTTTCTTCTTCATCAAAGAAATTAATATTATCTTCTTGATTTTTATTCAACATATTTCTAATTCTTTCTATCTTTTGTTGTTCTGTCTCTTCAGGAACATAATCATTTCTGAGATATTCTGTAATAATATCGTTCATTGGTAACATTTCTTTTATAGATATTTTTATTGAATCATCGATTATTTTAATACATTCTCTTTGATTTTTTTTTAATTCTAATGGTTGAAACCCGTGCCAAAATAGTTCTGGACTATTATAAAATTGTCTTGCACATTCAACATATATTTTATGAATAAATGTTTTTATGTCTATTTTTTCGTGGAGTTTTTCATTAACGAGTTTACATTGTTTTCCAGATGAATTATATGTTAATAATATTATATGACTTTTCATAACTGCTTTTATTAGTTTTTCAAAAATATCAGCATGTTTACTCGAATCTCTAATTCTAATCATTTCACTTTCTATTAAATTTGCATTAAGAGTTGGGATATTTTTTAAGAAATGCTGAAATATTTTAAGAACACCTGGATTTTTTGCTCTAGGATCTGTTTTTGATAATTCCACACATTCTTTTTCTTTCTCAATAGATTTAATATACATTGATTTAATACCTTCATAAATTAATGGAGATGTTATATATATGAAAAAATTTGTATATTCGTCTTTTATGTCTGTTATATTTCTTTCGTAATAATGCATAATAATATAATATATGTATTATATTATTATTAATTAGAATATACGAATATTTATATAACTTAGTTAACACTATATAACTTAGTTAACACTATATAACTTAGTTAATGTTAATTTAACTATCACATTGGTCATATTGTTTGGTGATGGCATTATGACCACGTGAACTAATATATTCGCGTTGATCTTTTGTCATACATACACAACCAGAATTATTCCAAGCATTGTTGCACATATAATTATTTGGTACATATTTGCCTTTATTTTTTGCAACAAATTCATCTTCTTCAAGTGCAAATGGTGGAGGATATTGAGGTCCACAGCATGATTTACTGCAAACATTATAATTGAGACCACCTGCACCATTATAACCATCATCAATACGGTCTACAGCACCATAATTAGGTACAGTAGCATCACCATTTGCAGGTTCAATTTCATCAGGTAATCCAACAAATTCAGAACCAGAAACTACAGATCCAGTATGTCTATCATAAAGTGTGATACCTGGAGAAACCTCAGGTTGTTTATATTCTTGTGCGCCTAATTTATTATCAGGATGATTTACTATAGTAGCAGTTGTTTTAGATTGAAGAGATTTTCCATCAAGATTTTCAGTATTAGTATATAATAAGTAGACGACTAGTACTAGTACAACAATACCAACTAATTTTTGTGTTTGTGATAAATTTTTAATAAATTCTAACATTGTATAATATAATATTTATATAAAAAAAACTTTTTTATAATTATTTTTTATTTATATATTATATGGATTGTATTAAAAAGTTAAAACCAATACATTGGGTTATTTTATCTATAACTATTGCAATAGTTATATATTTTGTTACAAAGAATGAGCATTTTACTTTCTCCCTACATGATAGTGCAGGCTCTGTAATGTTAGAATGTCCTGATAAATTTAATTTATTTAAAAAGAATTTTCATAAAATCCAATGGAACAAAAATAATTCAATGATTCATTCTAGTGTTGTACATCCAGATGATGGAAGTAAAAAAGAAATAATGTCATTAGTTAATTGCGATCCAAGTGGTGCACAACAAGTTCGCGTGGGATTGTTAGATTTAGCAAATTTATTATCACAAATGAATCCAAATAATACGGTCGAACAAACTGTTTCTATGTTACATCAAAATCATGCACAATATGCAGCAGCATTTAATAATTTATTAGCAGAATTTAAAAATGTATCTTCTAATAGTGCTCTTAGACAATGTATCAATAAAAATATGCCAATGATACAAAATTATATAAATAGTGTTAATAAAACACCTATAGATGATATGAATAAACAAGCCGACACTTTAAATAAATTAAATCAAATATTATCTACATATGAAAATGAATTAGGTATGTTTAAGAATGATTTAGTAGATTATTTAATTGTATCAGTAAATGAATCAAATCTAACACCCGAACAAAAAACTGCACATAGTAATTTAACAAATGGTGTGAGAACATTGTTAGAAACAGCAGGTCGGATTACTTCTAATACTCAATCATCATCTGGTATGAATACAAATGTTATGAATACAAATGTTATGACCCCATCTGTATTTGATAATATGAAAAATATGAATTATTCTACAACTGCAACTAGTATACAAAATCAATAAATAATCAATAAAAAATTTATAAAAAATTTATAAAAAATCAATAAAAAATAATAAAATATTTATTTATATATAGGAAGATAAATAGTATCAATAACCCAGTTTTCTTTTTTATCAAAAACACGTGGGACAAAATCAATTTCAATTTCATATTTATTTACAATATCGTTAATTTTATTAATTAATTTTACATCTTGTGCAATTTTGCTGTAAAATATTTGATTTGTAAAATTATTACCATATTTCCTAATCGCTGTTTCTTGAATTTTTTTGGTAATTTTATTATATTCAAAAAATAATTTATCTTCATCAATACGTATTTTATCTCCTGATAAATTCTTGTTTCTTATATTGTATAACCCTTCACTTGTTATAACAATTGAACCGGAAATTTTACCATCATTATAATGATCAATAAAATGTAAAATATCACCAATACTTGGAAATTCATATAATATATTTTCATTTACTCTACCACCCGGTTTTGGTGTAGGTGGATGAGTATGAAAAATATATTCATATTCGTACATATCACTTATATTATTCGGCATAAATATTTCATCATCACCTCTATCTACTCTATTTGTATTTCCTAAAACTAATATTTTTTGTAATTTATTTGAAGAGAAATCAAATAATCCCGAATGTTCCGAATATCTAAATATGTCAGTATTTTTTAAATCAGCATATTTTTTACTATATCCTCCATGTTCTAATAATGCATCTAAAATTAATAATTGATTTTTATTTATTTTTATAAATTTTTTATTTTTATCTTTAATTATTCTTGATTCTAATTTTAAAGTAGTATTATATTTCGAAAATAAAATAAAATCTATAAATTCTTCGGGAGGTTTAATATTGTGTTTATCTATATAATGTTTTAATATATCTTCCCAGATGTATTTATTTAATTTATAAGTACCTGTACTATACGCGTCATCGCATAGAAAACATTTTTTTTTATTTTCAAAACTTAAAAATTTATCTGATTTTTTCAATATATCTTCTAATAATAATAATTTTTTTATAAATTCATCATTATATAACCATTTTGTACCTTCTGTCGCAATTGGAAAATGTTTATTTTTACTATCGGTTGATTTATCATTTTTATCTACAAAACTACATATAAATATTAATTCTTTATTATTTTTTATTACAACATTCATAATTTATATTATTTATATATTATATTTTCATTATATTTTTATTAATTCTTTAATCAAATAATAATATATTTTATTATCATATACAGTTTTAACAAATCCTATATTTGGAGATAAATCATTTTTAGATGATTTTTCATGTGTATCATTATTAAAAATTTGTTCATATATTTGATTTTCTATATCATTATTATTGTTTATTTTCTTTTTATTAAATTTGATATTATTATCTAATATATTTTTATCGATTATTATTATATCTCTTGAATCTAATAAATAATTATTAGTGATATCATATACACATAATATTTTATATTTTACCCATAATGATTCATGTTTTAAATTTAATATCATAAAATCAATGTTATTATCTTTATGAAAATTTATTTTATATTTATCTAATAATTCTATTTTAAAATATTTATTACATTTTTTATCATATTTTTTATCATATTTTTTATCATATTTATCATCCATTGTAATATATATTTAATTTATATTTAATTTATATTTATTTTTTATTTGTATTTAAAAATAAAATATATATATATTGATTATAATAATATGACTAAAAATAAATTTTCTATATTAGCAACACTAGATGATGATAATGATATTAATGATAATAATGATGATAATAATGATGATAATGATGATAATGATAATGATAATAATAATGATGACGCAAACTTAAATTTATCCAAAGATAAATTTTTGCCTCAGAAAAAAAGCAATGCTTTTTCTTCTGATAATGATGATAATGATGATAATGATGATAATGATGATAATGATGATGATAATGACGCAAACTTAAATTTATCCAAAGATAAATTTTTACCTCAGAAAAAAAGTAATGCTTTTTCTTCTGATAATAATAATGATAATAATTATGTTAACGTAAATTTAAATTTAAGAAATAATATAAATAGAATAAATAATAATGATATATATATACCGAAATTATTATATGATAATAAATTTTATAATAACAACATAAATAAATTACAAAAATATAATCAAAAGAAAATGCTATGCCAGAATTATATAACAAATAAAAAATGTAAATATGGAGCTAGATGTTCATATGCGCATAATCTAACTGAACAAAATATTGATCCTCATCGCAAAAAAACATTAGATTTGATAAATTCTAACTCTGATTTATCACATATAAATTTAAAATTACCAATATATAAAATATT